TGGAAGCTGGCAAGGATGAGTGAGACAGAGCGCATGATGATGATGGGTCAAGCGGCAACATCATTGGCTATTAGGATTAACGCTTGCATAAGCGAGGCACTAAAGACCGAGGATTTTGGTTGGGCAGGTGACGATTTAGATCAGCTAGGCGTTACCCTGTCATCTCTTGTTAGGGTACTCGTGGGTCTTCTATCTGGGATAACCCCGGTTGACGATGATACTGACATCTATGAGGAATACCTGGACATTCTTACCCAGATTGTTAATGCGGTCATGGCAGCACTCCAAGGAGAGGGAAAAAGTGTTAACTGATGAACAGAAAGAACAGCGCTTGTGTTCTGTTGAGGGCTGTATTGGATCTCATATTGCTCGCGGTTATTGTGCAAAGCATTATCAAAAGTTCAGAAATTATGGAGATCCTTTTTTTGTTAAAAAAAGGGGTAAGAAAAAGTTTTCAACATTAAAAGAAAACTTTGAATCTAAATTTAAAATTGGATCTGATAAAGAATGTTGGGAGTGGATTTCTAGCAAAAGCAAAGAAGGTTATGGAATATTAAAGGCATGGCTTGGGGATAGATATAAGACATTTAAAGGTCATCGACTGAGCTATGAATTTTATCGTGGGAAAATACCAGAAGATTTGCATGTTTGTCACAAATGTGACAATCCCCCATGCGTTAATCCTAATCATTTATTTTTGGGTACAAATGCCGATAATGTTTTAGATAAAATGAAAAAGGGTAGATTTGGTAAGTATGGGAAGCTGAGCGAAGATCAGGTTAGATATATTAGAGAATGCGGGAAAACAGCTATTATGCTTTCAAGAGAGCTGGGTATTCATAAATCTACTGTTACTGACATTCGGAAACGTAAAACATGGGGAAAGATATGCTAAGCGACGAAAATAAGGCTGCGCGATTGGATCTAATTACCGGATCAGATGCGGCGATTATTTGTGGTTTGTCTCCATTTTGTACTCCATATCAATTGTGGTTGTACAAAACAAAACGAGAAGTTGAGCCTGATATAAGTGATAAGCCAGCGGTTAAGGCGGGCAATATGCTTGAGGGAGCTGTTCGGGATTGGTTAGCATTTGTTATTAAGACCCCTATCCACGTTAGCAACAAGATGTATATCCACGCTGAATGTTCATGGATGGCTGGTAACATTGACGGTTTTATAGCTGAAGACTCAATAAGAGAGGAAGCCATTGTTGAAATCAAAACAACGTCATCTACTGAAGGTTGGGGTGACAGCGGTACTAGCATTATTCCACGTAACTATTTGTTACAGGTTGCTCATTATATGGCCGTCTGTAACGCACAACGATGTTATGTTGCTGTTCTTATCCGGGGCATTGATTTCCGCCATTACTGTATTGAGCGTGATGAACAGTTGGAAGCTATCTTAATCCAGAAAGAGAAAGAGTTCTGGTCATGTGTTCAGCTGGATATCCCGCCAGGGCCTGTTTACAACAAAGACCTGGTTGATTATCTAAATGAGAAAGAGGGTGTTGTTTTAAACAAAGCAGATTACAAAGAACTAGAGAGGTTATTAAAATGAGTTTAAGAGCAGTTAAACCAGAAAGCGTTCAAAAGAGATTGAAAGCACTTTTTTATGGGAATAGTGGAGTTGGTAAAACTATTTGCTCGCTATCCTTTCCAAAGGTCTATCTAATAGACACAGAGAAGGGCGCAGAGAATGAACAGTACACCAAGCTTCTATCTAAGAATGGTGGCTCTATATTCCAAACGAGTGATTTCGATGAACTGATCACCGAAATAACCTCTTTGCTAACCGAGAAGCATGAGTACAAAACCCTTGTCATTGACCCGCTCACAACGGTTTATAATGACCTTGTAGAGCGTATTGGCCTTAAGCTTGGCACAGAGTTCGGTCGCCATATAAATGAAGCCAATAAGCACATGAAGCATTTGTGCAGCCTTCTCCTTAGACTGGATATGAACGTTATCATTACCAGTCACTCAAAGAATGAATATGGCACCAATATGGCAGTCCTAGGCCAAACGTACGATTGTTACAAGAAGCTGGATTACTTGTTCGACTTAGTGCTTGAGATCCAAAAGCGTGGCCCTCAGCGTATCGCCCTCATCAAGAAATCCCGTATCGAAGGCTTCCCCGATGGCGACTCATTCGAGTTCAGTTATGACGAGATGACTAGCCGATACAGTCGTGATGTGATTGAGCGTGAAGCCGTAGCCCAAGAGCTTGCAACCCCTGAGCAGGTGACAGAATGTCACCGGTTGATTGCACTGCTTAAAATATCGCCAGAAATGTGGCAAAAGTGGCTAGACAAATCAGACTCAGCGAACTTTTCGGAAATGCCGAAGAGTTCAATGCAAAAATGCATAGACTTTCTAACATCTAAAATACCCCAAGGAGTTTAATTATGAAGTTTCAACCAAAATCCCGTGAAGAAATCGATGCAATGGGCCTCATGAAGGCCGGTGTCTACTCTTTCCGTGTGGCAAACGCTAACGAACAAACATCCAAAAGCGGTAATGAAATGATTAAACTTACCCTGGAAGTCTTCGACGACAAAGGAGTTACACACAACATTTTTGATTACCTACTTGAGGCCATGTCATCCAAACTTTACGGTTTCTGCCATGCCGCAAACCTTACCCAGCAGTACCAGCTTGGTCAGATGCGCGACACCGATTGCATAGGCAAAGCAGGCTACGTGGAAATCACTGTCGAAAAAGGTAAAGAAAACCCACAAGGTGGTTTTTACCCAGACAAGAATCAGGTAAAATCGTACCTGGCTAACAAGCCTAAGAATACTGCTCAGGCCACAGCGCCCACCGCTAACCCTGAGCAGCCATTCGATGATGAGATTCCTTTCTAATTTAGATGGCTAAGGTTGACAATGGATGATGGTGCCCGCGTATTTGTTTACGCAAAAGTTAGGCAATCGTGCCCTACATTTCCTCTATACTATTGGTTTAGAGTGGGTACGCTTGAGGAAAAAAAACGCGGGCATCATATCGTTATTGAAGATATACTTGATGAGAAAGAGTTAAACGAGAGATTAACAAGAGGTGAATATGTTAGACGGCCCGACAAAAGCAAAGAAGATGGTTACGCATTCCAAAGATTGTACGGCAGGGGTTCACACTTTTATAGTTTCAACGTGGCAGGTTACAGGCGGCGCAAAGAAGGCGCTGCACATGCTATGCCAGCATTGTCTTATGCCCATTGAATTGAATGAAGCTTCCAGGGACTGGGTGGTGAATCGTGAGTGGCTTAAAGAAGAGAGTAGAGACGCTAACAAAAATCCTAAAGGATGATGTTGGCTCGGAGATAATTATAAAATCAGCTGGCAAGATTATTGCCAGGTCAAAGAGTGCTAAGACCTGTGAAAAGCTTATCAGGATAGTGGTTAATGTTTAAAGACGAAAAAGAGTATTACCTGGTTTTTAGCAGCTATGAAGACCACCCTTTCTTCAGGTGGCTTGAGCCAGGATTTTGCCATGTTCACCTTATCTTTAGCGATAATGGCAATTGGATCTTACTTGACCCCTCTCTTAGCTCGCTTAACCTCAGAAGCCTACCAAAAGCATACAATCTTGACCTCATGCGCACTTACCGCAAACTGAACCCTGACCATACCATCATACATCTTAAAATCAACGACACACCCGCTCTCAATGTCTTACGTTGCGGCTCAATATCCTGCGTATCGACAATCCAATACCTATTAGGTATATATTGGCCATTGACAGTGACGCCATACGGCTTATACTCTAAGCTATTGGCGCACACGCCAAGCCACATAAGGATTATCTACGATGGGAAGCAGCAAGAAAGCGGAGAAGGCAGCTAAGGACGCACAGCGCGCAGCCGAAGCCGAAGCAGCAAGACTTCAAGCCGAAACAGAGAAAGAAAAAGCCAAAGCTGATAAAGAGCGTGAAAAGGCTAACAAAACCCTTTCGCGTAGCCAACGTGCTCGTGGTGGCGGTTCATATGAAAGCGCCTCAAATTCTAGCTCCAAATTAGGGTAATCAATGGCCACAACTCGCGTACGGAAACCCAAGACGACCAACGTCATTGATACTGCTCGTGCCATGACCCCTAAGAAGGACAAGAGCACATTATCGACAGAAGAAGTTGAAAGCGTAATTGCTCGCCGCGTAGAGGCTATGGCTGATATGCTGCAATGGAAGTCACTTTTGACGCAGGCACACAGGTGGGCTACGCCCAATTCTAATGCTTGGGTTAACTTATATCTTCCTATTGTTCCTCCTGCTCGGAATTTGGGTGCTCCTGTTGCCGATCTTACTCTTGTTATCGCTCACCGTAGGCTACTAGCCAAGATGCTCACAGGTATGATCCCCAAAGGCCAGCAATGGATGCGCTTTGTTCCCGGCGATACCTTTGAAGAAGGCTCACAGGCTTACGTGAAAGCTCAATTAGCTTGCGATTTGCTTACAAACAAATTCTTTAACCTTCTCGATAAATCACGCTTCTACCTTGCTTCATCTGAAGCTATGTCAGACGCCCTTATCTCCACAGGCTTTATGTGCATCAATGAAGGTACACGCGAAGACCCATTCTTGTTTACTTCAGTCTCTGACGCGCTTGTTATGATTGAAGGCGATGCCATGGGTGGTATCTGTGGGCTATATCGTGACTGGGTTCAAGTTCTTATAGCGCAAATCCCCCACATCTGGAAAGATGCAAAGCTCCCAAGCGGCTCCGAGTTAAAAGACAAGGTCAATATCTATGAATGCTCCTACATAGATTGGGCAGCCGATAAAGAAGAACGATATGTTTACGCAATTCTTACCGAAAACCAAGAAGTGCTTTACGTTGCACGTGACGCATCTTGGCCTTGGATATACTTTCGCATGTCTGTGCTGCCAGGTGAGAACCGTGGCCGGGGCCCATCGCTCGAAGCAGCACCTACAGCGTCAACGATTAACAAAGCCATTCAAGATGAAATGGTCGCAGCCGCCTTCCAGGCTAACCCCATGTATATGGCTGCAACAGATGCAGCGTGGAATACCGATACATTCGTGGCTCGACCTGGCTCAATTATTCCCGTTCAAATGGTTCAAGGTGAGTGGCCTATCTCTGTTTTCCCACAAGCAGGGAATCCAACATTCACAACAATGGTAGCCAATGAACTGCGTCAACAGATTAACGAAATGCTGTTCACCGAACCTTTAGGGCCAATCAATGGGCCAGATAGGACAGCGACAGAAGCTAATATTCGTTACCGTGAAAACTTAGAAACGTTTAGCGCAATGATACCCAGGCTTCAAGCTGAGTATTTTGACCAAGTTATTAAGCGCTGCATATTTTTAATGTATAAGCTGATGCCCGAGTTCTTTGCCGAGTTAGACCAGGATACCTTGCGTGACCTAATCGACCTTAATGGCAACATTGTCGGCCTCAAGTATGAAACACCCCTTATGACAGCGCGCGGTCAGATTAGACGCGACAAGCTACTTGGGTACATGGAAACACTAGGGTTGACGCTAGGGCCAGAGGCTGCACAGGCTTCGTTAAACGCCGCAACCATTCCTGAATTTGTCCGTGAAACATTTGGACTGGAAGCTAAGCTTATTAAAGACCCTGAGCAAATTCAAGAACTATTAGACAAAGCAGCAGAGCAAGTTAACAACGCTCCACTACCTGAAGAAGGCGCAGTATGACAACGCAAAGACATTTACCTAAAGGCGTGGCCGAGTCATGGCAGGCTTGGCAAGAAGAACAGAATTCGCTCTGTCATGAGGTATTCATGAACACCGTTGCAGGAGCAAGATTGCTTAAGATGTGGGAAGAAAAGTTCTTCTATGCTCCTGTTGCAGATCCAGCATACTCCCATGTCCAATGCGCTTTCAATGAAGGCAACAACAACTTCATTCGCAGAATCAGAGTCAGCATGTATACAGCCATGCAACCTAAAGAATCAACCCAGCTAAATAAGGATATAGACTATGAAAGACAAGATGAAAGCTAAAGGCACAGGTAACTCAGAAGCTGAAAAGTACCGCGCAGCCCATATGGACAAACCCATGGAAAAGCCAAAAGCTCCAGGGAAAGCCAAGTCACCCACCCCAATGAAAGGCGGTAAAGAAAGTGGCGCCAAAAAAGTCATGGGCGAAACCATGATGAAGGGCGGCAAACAAAGCTCAATGAAGAAGAAATAACCTTTCTCGATAACGCACCGGGCTTTTCCCCGGTGTAACCCCGACCGCTTTAAAAAGGAAACTTATGTCAGAAGATACCATTGCAACAAGCACTACCGAACTTGCAGGCTCATATGATAGCGCCCCGAACGTAACAACGACAATCGATGCCGACTCAATGCCCTGGCTTCTGCGTGACAAGTTCAAAGGCGATACCCCAGAAGAACAAATCCGTAACCAAGCTATGGCATACCCAGAACTGCAAAGCAAAATGGGGAAATGGTGGGGGGCACCTAAAGAAGGCGACTATGACATCAGCGCCTTAAAAGAATATGGTATCGATGAGCAAGACGTCATCTTTGCTGGCATGAAAGACTCCTTTAAAGAAATGGGTTTATCAAACGAAGCCATTAAGAAAATTGCAGCGACCTATGATGACTCACTGAAGAAGCTTGGCCGAAAGATTGAGGAAGACTTACAGAAGTCTATGACGCCAGAGTTTGCCAGCGCAGCTAAGCGCGTTGAAGGCTATATTCAAAAGTTCCCGAAAGAGAAGCAAGAGCAAATGAAAGCCTGGCTTCAAACACCTGAAGACTTCGCAGCATTCAATCAGTTGATTGCCATGAATCCAACAGGTGCCACGGGTAGCGGAATGAATCTCCCTTCACAGGGTGCGACCTATGGACAGAAGTTCGAGACTTCCCGGATTGTGGAAGCCGAGAAGATTGCTAACCATGGAAAGTATAAGAAAGACCCAGCATACCGGGCAGATGTTGCTCAACGTATGCGTGATGCGCTAATACGAGAAGGCAAAGGCTAATTTATTACATACAACTTAATAGGTGGTTATGATGGTTTACGTGGTGATGGAATCTTACTTGCTAGTTAACGGGGATTATACCGAGCCCACAGAAGTGGCGGTTTTTGCTACCCAGGCTGAAGCCGATGCTTATGTCGCTGAAGGAAATCCACTCAGCCGATACCTTATAGAAGAGCGTCCAGTGTAATACTTGATGCTTTAGACAATGCCGGTCATGTACCGGCATTTTTTTGCGTCAAAAATTTGACGGACTAAGTAGCTCTTAATTTTAACACCGATTCAGTCTATCAAAACCGTATTCGGTTATGCGTAAACCGAACAAAAGCAATTCGGTTTTGTTTAGCTAAAGATGTCTAGGGGTCAAGTTGGCAAAAAAACAGCTAACCTGCTCCTTTTTTTGGATCGCCATGGCGATTATTGTTAAATTTGATTTTCGCAATTGCGATGAACTTTTTTGCAGTTGCAAAGGGTGCCACCCATTCAAACCTAACAACGACGGTATTTTTAAATAACCCCCCCAGGGGTTTAGATAGTGGGGGGCACCCAA